AAACGCTTACGCCTGGGGAACTTAATTGAGCCATTTGAAATATCTCCATAATCTAAGGGATCTACCCTCTATGAAGATATTTAGCTGATAGTATTGAAAGTGAGCCTATTTACCGGTAATAGTTGTTTTACAGATTACTGGACAATCAATGCAAGCTGATTATATAGATCATCAACGGTTCCGTTGTTGTCAATAACAACATCAAAATTTGTACCTACCCACGCTGTTTCACTTGCATGTATAGCAAACCTATCTAAATAGCGTTTATGTGTCAAGTCTCCTGCATTTACTGCAACTGCATGATCGTACCAGGCTGGCTTTGAGCCTCGCTCAACTCTGACTACTTTGCCGCCGGCTTGCTTAATAGAGTTGATTTCATTTGGGAAGCGGCAATCAGAGATAACAATATTATCCTGCGAGTTGCGTAAACGTGCTTCTAAACTGGCAATCCAAATATCATCATGAAAGCCCCTGCGACAAACTTCAGTACCCCAAAGTTGTAAAGCTAAACGGGGTGTTAGATCTGGCATGCCAGTACGTTCTGCCCACCACGGGTCAACTTGTTCTCGCCATTCGCGAGCTTGTTTAGTACGTCCTTCGAGCAGTTCCCGGTCCCAATTAAAAACGGCAGAAACTGCGTCTTTGAGAGTGGCTGCAAATGAATCACGACGGAACTCGTGAAAGTTTACAAGGTAATCTGCTGCTGTATCTTTGCCTGAGCCAATAAAGCCACAGATACCAATAATTTGTTTAGTCATGCTCTAGTGTAACACAATTGCAACACTAGAGCAATACTCAAATTAGCCAAAGAAAAATGATAATGGGGTTCCGCCATCTGCGAACGTCTTAAGATCATCCTCAAGTTTTTCCATCTCTGCTGTACCCTGTGCAATCAGGTCATTTCCGTTTAAAGTGACGCCGCCTTGAGGGCCAGCTAATTGAGAGAATTTACTTCGGGCTTGGCCAAGCATTAGTTTTGCTGCGGCTGTTGCGTATTCACGTAGCCAAGGACCCGAGCTAGTGTCTTGCAATAATGTTTCGTCAGGGCGATAATTGTAAGTATGGAGGGTCACCCGTTCATCAGCTCGGACAAGACGATGCAAGCTTAAACGCTTGCTCGTAGTAGACCATGTAAATGTAATATATGCGCCAAACATCTGCCCAAGCTGTTCACGCTGATCCATGAACAATTCAAACGATAACAGGCCTTGGCCACGGGCAGCACCAAGCATATACATGTTTAAATACGCTGCTTCAAACGGTTCGAATGTGGTACCTGTAGTACCAATTCCGCCTGCACTTGCTCTGTAAATTACTTTAACGTCAATAACTTCGTCAGGTAGCGTGTAATCACTTGCACCCGGGGAAAGATTCAAAATCATAAAGCTTTCTTCAACTGCACGACTGCTACGTTGGCGATATTTTGAGATGGCTTTATCAATTGCCATATCATAATGATCTTTGTCAAGCTCTACATCAATCATGCCTCCGCCAAGGCTTAGCTCAATATATTTTGTAGCTTTAGAACGAAAATTTGTTTTGTTATCAATCATGATTAGTCTCCAGTAGTATTTACCAGAGACTAATCATGTGGGCTTACTTAACTGCTCGAAGTAAGATAGTTTCCGGACTAATTCGTCCTTTTAGTTTAACTTCGACACTTTTAACCGTATCCATAAACTTTCGAAGCTGTGGCTTTCCACATGTCTTAAACTCTGCAAGTTGCACCGCTGGTTTTCGTAATGTTTTTGTCACACTTCGAATTTCGTCGAAGCCAATGATTGCACTTCCTTTGATACCAAGTTGCCCCACTGCCATATCACCATGCATTGCAACTACAAAGCGTCCAATCTTACGTGTCTTGGTGTTGTAAGTCCACAATTCGCTCATGCCCAAAATTTCAGTTGGGTTGATACTTTTAAGTCCAAGCTCGGCAAACTCTTTAAGATACTTTAGGCCGCGTACTTGGCGCTCTGGTGGCACCGGCTTACGCTTTGGCTTAGCACGAGTTGCAATTTTGCTTGTCTTATAAGCCATTGCATCACTAATAATAGTTTCGTAAAACTTAATCAGCGACTTAACTTCGCGCTTGCCCATGAACTTGTATGCTTCATTTAGCTGTGCATCTTTGCCCTCGAGTACTTCGGTCATTTCCTTGATACGCGGTTGAATAAAGTCTGGAACTTTTACTGCATATTGAACAGCAATATTTTGAGCAGACAACAATTTGAATGCAGAAAAAGCTGCACCGTTTGCAATAAAGTCGTCAATTGCGCCTTCAACTTCTCCCATTGCATCGCTAAACTTCTCAGCAAGACGATCTTGAATTGTTTCTTTCTTTACTACAACTGCGCCAGGCGCCACAACTGCTACGACTTCTTTCTCAATTAGTAGACGTTTCTCAAGCGAAGCAATTTGTTGATAGATGCATTTATCTTCATTATCCTGCAATGCAAATCCTGCAAGGATCATACGGCACAACCAACCAGTGGTAAGACCAAATGCAGAATCTGGCAAACGCTTGAACATTAGCTTAACATGTTGTAGCTCTGGATTAGTACTGCAATAGTCTTCAAAGAAGCTACGGGCTTGCTTACGATCACATGAGTAGTTGTACCAGTTAAAGCTACGAGCCATATGCGAACGGCGTGCTGATTCGCTGTACTTGTCTTGTTTGGACCAGTCTGGCTCGTCGCCCATATACTTAATATCAGTGACTGGAATGGCACTTAACTTGATACCGCCTTCTGCATCAACTCGCATTGTTGTTGCTGTCTTTTTGCCAGTACGAGTAGGACGAGCAAGCGTCTTTTTCTTAGGTGGCAATTTCATTGCGGGTTTTTTGATTGCGGGTTTTTTGGTTGCTGTAGCCATGCTTTTTACTCCGTTTTAGTAGCGTATGTGACTATTATATATGATCTTTGCGGACCTGTCAACCGGTAAATAAGACTAAGAGACAGGGCTATTTTGGTCCTGTAAAATTATGCCTAAAATATCACTTTGGAAAAACGCCAAGACTAAGGACTTTTATTATCAGGACCGAATCATTCGTGAAGCGGTAGGTGCCGGTGGCACCACAATCTTGATCCATAAGTATCTTGGTCCTGCTGCTGTAGAAGATGGATCTGACCCTGCTCGTCCAAAATTGAGCGCAAAATCAGAAATAAATGAGATGGACATTCAAGACATCTTATTCATGGAGAATCGTGATCGTGTATATGATACTACCGTTTACGAACTTCGTGGAACATATAACGTGACTGATCAAGACTTTGACTTGAGTCAGTTTGGATTGTTTCTAAATGCAGATACATTATTCATTACGTTGCATACTAACGAGATGGTCGAACGTTTGGGCCGTAAACTTATGGCAGGCGATGTACTTGAGCTACCACACTTAAACGATGACTTACTATTAGATGCAACTGCAAAGAGTATCAATAAATTTTATTCAATCCAAGATGCTTCTCGTTCAGCAGAAGGTTTTGGTCCAACTTGGTGGCCGCATCTTTGGCGCATTAAGGCTGCGCCTATCAATGATGCACAAGAGTATCGTAGTATACTAGGTGACCCACAGGATGAGGACAGCTTAAAAAATGCACTGAGTACATACAACAAAGAGATGGCAATTTCAAATGCTATTATTGCATCAGCTGAGATACTAACTCCGGCTGCTGGGTATAGCAATACAGAATTTACAGCTTCTACATTTGCTCCGGTTATAACAGGATTTGACGGGTCAGGTGCTTCTGCTATTGCTGTAAACACTTCTGCACAAGCAGCAGAGTCAGGTGATACATCTGCAATCGCCGGTGGGCTAAGTTTCCCAAGCGATCCTAAACAAGGTGATCTTTTTATTAGAACTGATTACGTACCAGAACGACTATTTGTATATCGTAGCACTAAGTGGTTTAGATTGGCCGATAATCTACCATCTACTGGTTGGGCAAATGCTACAGTTAACGGTGGCGGCTATATTAACAATACAAGTACTACTACCACAGCAATGGGCACAGTACCGCAGCGACAAGCTTTGAGCGGGGTGTTTGTTAAACCTAAGGCGGATAATTAATGTCACAGCAATATTTTTATGATTCTCAAATAAGACGTTGGTTATTACAGTTCATGAGACTGTTTGGCGGCTTTTCTGTAAAGATGGGCAAAGATATAAATGGACTTGATAACTATCATCAGGTGCCAGTTCGTTACGGCGATACTACTCGTATGAGTCAGCACATCCTTCGTAATAACAGTGAGAACACAATGTTAAGTG